CTGCGGTGAAGCGGGCGGAAGCCTCGGCGGGGGCGGGCGGCTTTGCGGGGGCTTTATCTTTTTGCTCCATTAGATCGGTTGCTATATCGGCGAGGACTTCCCAGCCTTTCTCGTTCAGCCTGGACAATGCCAAGGCGAGGCGTTTGGGGAAGGAATCGCCGGTTTCTGCTGCCAGCCTTTCTGCCCAAGCGAAAAGTTCATCGTTGCGGGTGGTTTCCAGGTATGGCTCTCCATCTCCAGTGCGAAGCCATTCCTCCCTGACCTGGAAGGTTCGGCAGATAAGGGAGATGACGGCAGGAGAAGGGGAAGTACTTCCTGTTTCGATTCTTGTAATGGTGTTCTGTTTTAAGTTCATACGTTCTGCAAATCCTTGTTGCGTAAGGTCTAAGTCCTTACGCATTTTTTTTATACGTTCTCCTATAGTCATTTATTATCACTCCTTTTCTGTATCATACCATAAAAATATTGCAAATGCAATAAAATAAGTCTTGACATAAACTACAGATGCAATATATAATTATTGCAAACGCAATAGAAAGAAGGTGAGAACATGAAAACGACCGACAGGGAGCCAATGACTGACAGGGAGCGCAAGGCACTCAAGACATTTGAATGGCTTATCAGGGATGGCAAGCCGGAGCAGAAAGAGCGAGTACTCATTGCGGCAGACATCATGAACTTGCTCGGCATCTGTCCGCTCGATTCACAAACAGGAAAGGGCGTTACGGCGTAAAGGAGGGGCAGGATGGATTTGGACACCATGAGTCATTACCATTTCCTTGGTGAAAAAAAATTAGAGCGTGGCATAGTTCGCATTGAAGCAAGCATATATGCACCACGCTCTGAAATGGCAAAAGCATTTGAGGAAATGGCAGAGGTAATGAGGAACGGCATAAACCTTAATGCTGAGTCACCGAAAGATTGAGGCAGGTGGCCACGCCACCAACAACCTCATAATCGGTGGAATCTACATGGAAAGAAACCCCGCGCAAGGCAGAGACAAGAATATCATTGGCCTGAACATCTTCATCTGCTTTGCATTGGACTTGATTTCCCAGCACAATGGCACGGATCGTGCCAAGGTCGCTGTCGCCGCGCTGATGGACGAGCTCCTCGCCTTCTTCGGCAAGGAAAACATTCTCGAAATCAGCTTTTACAAAATTGCCATTCATCGGATTCACCTCCTTCCTGAGGCAATTATACCATAGCGGAGGAGAATCTGAGGAGAATAACAGAGCGTGAACGGAAGAAGGAAGCCACGGCGTAAAGGAGGGGCAGATTTGGATAGCAAAGAGGAAATTCGTGCGCGGAGGGAGCGTCGAGAAGCATTGGCGAGAAGACTGGAAGAAGTGCTTGTAGAAAGTGGTTGCACCTATGGGGATGCCAGATTAGTCCTCAGCTGGTTGCAATCTCATTACAGAATAAAAAGTGACAATCTCGCAGATGCCACCAACATCAGCGAGATTGTCACAGAGCCTTTCGGGACTTGAAAGACTTTAATTGCAAGGGCTTTCAAAGTCCGTGCGGCGGGCATCATAGACTTTCTCAGCGTAAAGGAGGGGCAGGATGGAGGATGCAACAAACGGCAACAAGCCTGCGAATGAGCTGGAGCATGCTGTCATGGGCATCAAGGGGAGCATTTTTGAGGCAACCATGAGCCTTTTGCATGATCTCAGCGGTCACTTCCGCGGGGAACGGTACACCATCGTGATAGAAGTCGAACCTGATTGGGTGTACGTCAGGAAAATTCCCAGAGAGTGAGCGTGCACTCATCTGCATGCGGCACAAGTGACAGGAAATCGTGCTCGTCATCCCATCTTAATCGGAAGATGAACGGCTCTTCTGTCATATTCCACCAGCCAACACCAACGCACCTGCTTATAGCAGTAAGCAGTTCATTACGGTGCTCAACTGGCATGGCAGATGTGTCCATTCGGAAGTATTTTACAGCCACCGGAATCACCTCCTTCCTGAGGCAATTATACCATAGCGGAGGAGAATCTGAGGAGAATAACAGAGCGTGAACGGAAGAAGGAAGCCACGGCGTAAAGGAGGGGGATTGACTTTCTACTTTCATCATAGCACAAAAATTTTTTTTATTCCTGTGCCGATGCACAGGAAAGCGGAGGGAAAAACGTGACACGAACCGTAAACACAGGGAACCTATTCTATCGAGCACGTATGCGGGCGGCTGCCGGAAACACGGACTTTGAATCCCGAGCCAGCACGGCAGACATCGTTGGCATCAGTTCCACGAGGCTCTATCAAATAGAGCGCGGCCTCCGGCAGCCGCACCGGGACGAACTCCTCATCATGAGCAAGGAGTACGGAGCGCCGGAGCTTCTGGCAGAGTACTGCCATACCATGTGCCCCGTCGGATGCATGGCGATGGAACATGATTGAGGAGGAGGGGGAAAGTGGACGTAGGAGCAAAGGCATTAATCATCTACAACAATAACGTATATTTGGATAGCCGCAAGGTGGCTCCCTTGATTGGCCTTGAGCATCCTGATCTGCTGGAAGGAATCAATCACATGGTCGATATCCTTGCAAACAACGGGCAAGATGTATCAGAAAAGTTCATTCCGTATATGCGAGGCGGCCGTGTTCTTTGGTATCGCTTGTCCCGTAGTGGGTGCGATATGGTGGCGATGGCGCTGACTTCTGACGAAACAACGCGGCTGTTGTTCATCAATGCGTATACGGACAGGTTCAGGCGTGGAGAGAAGAAGCTGGCGCGGCTTCTTTCGGAAGACTGGCAGAGGAAACGCAAACAAAATATTTCCGGGCAGATTAGCTTCCACGACACCATCAAGGAACTTGTGACGTATGCCGAGCAGATGGGAAGCAAGAATGCCGGCTTCTACTATACGGATTACAATCGGCTCCTGAATCGCACGGTCGGCCTGAATGACGGCGAACGCGACGAGGCCACATCAATGCAACTGGATAAACTGAATCAGGCCAACACATACGCCGGTGAAATTATCAAGAAGGGCATTGCCGATGGCGATGATTACCACGATATTTACAAGACCGTGAAGCAGGAATTGACAACGCTCAAAAAGTTCTGGGATATGACACTGCCAAGTTTGCCGCAGGAGGTTGAAGGATGAACGAGATTGTAGCACTTGACCAGCTTGCCTTGGAGATAAGGTATTACAGCAAAAAAACGGCAGAAAATCTTATTGAGATTGGTAAAAGGCTGATTGAAGCAAAAAAGCAAGTAAATCATGGCGAATGGTCTGATTGGCTAAAAGAGAACGTGAATTTTAGTCAGTGGAATGCAGAACGCTTAATAAAAATTGCTGAGCGTGAAGCAAATTCTTGGACATCCAAGAATTTGAGTTTATCGCAAATGACAGAACTGCTTGCTTTGCCAGAAGCAGAAACAGAAAACTTCATTGAACAGAAAAAAGCCGAAGGCAATCCTGTCGAGGATATGACAGTAAAAAACCTCCGCGAAGAAATCAAAGAGTGGAAAAGCAAGGCAGAGCAAGCGAAGAATGAAGCTTTTGTCGCCGTCAATGACAAACGCCATGCAGAACTTAGAGCAGAACAGGCTGAGAAATCAAACGAAGTACTCAGAAATGAATACGACGCACAGGCCAAAGAATTGCAGAATTTGAAGGATCATCCCATGGTGGTTGAAACCCCGGCTGACCCGGAATATATTGCCAAGCTCAAAGACGAAGCTGCCAAAGAAAGGGCAAGAGCGAACAGGGCAAATTCTAATTTTGAAATGTTGCAGGACAGGCTGGAGGAACTGGACAAGCGCGGTGGTGATGCTATCCGGGAGCGTGACAAATACGCAAAGATGGCCGAAGAGATTGCTGGAGAATTGAAGCAGGCGCAGGAACTCAACAGCAAATTGCTTGCGGAAAGAAAACAGGCGGATGCCGATGCGGATATTGTTGCATTGCTTGCGGCAGCGGCAAGGCAACTCAACGATGGAAATCTACAGTCCTGCGTGAAGCATATTCTTAACCTGAACGATGGGGAGTTGATCCTCGATCGAATCAAAGCAATGGCGGCGGTGACGGCGTGAAGAAGGGCATGCAAGTCGCATGCAGATTTGAGGCTTAATGCAGGCAAGCCGCAGGATGGAAATGGAAGAACATCACATAGGGGGAGAGGATATGGCGAAGACATTGGACGAGATGGTCGATGAACGAGCCGAAAAAAAGCTGAGGGAACTCATGAAACCGCTCCTGAAGCGCGTCGAGCTCATGGAGAAGGCCATTGACGATCTGCAAAAATGGCGGGATGACGCCCTCGCCATCGATGGGGAGCATCTGATTACCTTGAAAGAAGCAAGACAGAGGCTTCTGGTAAATCCCGCAAAGCTCCGGGAGATGATTGCCTCCGGGGACATTGCGACAGCGGGCACACCGAACGGCAGGAACAAGGTGCTGGCATCCTCGGTGACCAGGTACATCGAAAGATTGCAGGGGAAGGCGGTTTGAGTGGAAGAGAAACCAAGAAAGCAGGTCTACTGCTACCGCTGCGGGAAATGGCTCTCGCGCTGGCACTACGTCTACGATAACGACAGGAACAGGATGCTCCCGGCCTGCCCGGACGATAGGCTGTGCGGGAGGAGCAAGAGAAGGAAGGAGAAGGGAAGGAGAGCACAATGACAAGGATTGATTGGAACGTGATGAAGGCCAGAAAGGCCATGCGGCAGAGGAAAGACCGGCACATCATCCAGGGGATGAAGAAAGCAGCCATCGGAGCGGCGTTATGCGCCGTGGCTGCGCTCTCCCTTGGTGCGGCGGATTCCCATCACCCCTATGAGATGGTGGAGGAAATCTACACCGTCCAGAAAGGGGACACCGTATGGACCATCGCGGAAGAATACATGGCCAAGAACACCTATGGAGACAGGTACCTGCCGGAATTTGTTCAGGGGATTATCCAAAACAATGAGGAACTTGTCCAATCTCACGGGCAGGTAGAGCCGGGGCAGAAACTCCGGGTCACGTATTGGGTGAAAAAATGAACAGGTACTTTTTCGTAAGCAAGAATGTCATTATCACCGCGCTCCTGCTGTTCTTCCTGCTGGGGATGGGAATCGGGTGGTGTTTATGGGAATGGATGAAGCTCGTCATGATGGTCGTCGCATAAACAAAAAAGGCGGCCGCCCTTGCAGGAGACAAGGACGGCCGGAACGGTGTATCACACTTTACTATATCACGCTTTACTATATCACATAAGGAGGAATTTATCAATGCTGAAAGATTACTGTGAGATGGTCATGTCCGCTGCGGAGATGCAGAAGAACCACGCCGCATGGCTTTCCGTCAGGAAATCCTCGATTGGGGGAAGCGAGGCGGCTTCCATCCTGGGGCTGAATCCATGGAAAGCGGCCTATCCTCTCTGGCTGGAGAAGACGGGGCAGGTGGAGCCGGAGGACATATCCGAGAAGGAACCTGTGAGGTTCGGAACCATCCTGGAGCAGGTGGTGGCGGATGAATTCTGCCGCAGGGAGGGCAAGAAGGTCAGGAAGTGCGGCCTCTACCGCAGCCGGAAGCACCCTTTCATGACCGCATCCTTTGACCGCCTGCTGGTGGGCGAGGAAGCAGGGCTTGAGTGCAAGACGGCCAACGCCTTCAAGCGCGGCGAGTGGGACGACGGGAACATCCCGGATGCCTACTACGTCCAGTGCCAGCACTACATGATGGTCTCCGGCTTCCCCAAGTGGTATCTCGCCTGCCTCGTGGGAGGCAACCACTTCGTCACCTGGGAAGTGGAGCGAAACGAAACCGATATCGCCGCCCTTGAGGCCGCCGAGGTGGACTTCTGGGAGAAGGTGCAGAACGGCATCCTGCCGGACATGGACGGCTCGGAGAGCTGCACGGAAGCCCTCCGGAATCAGTTCAAGGGAGGCGGCATCGAGCCCATCCGGCTGCCGATGGAATCCCTGGAGCTTTTGAAACGCCTCGACGAGCTGAAGGAACTGAAATCCGGCATCGAGGCCGAGGCCAAGGAAATTCAGAACAAGCTCTGCGCCATGCTGGGAGACAACGAGACCGGCCTTGCAGGCGAGGGCGAGGAGGAACGGAAGGTCACATGGAAGACGGTGGCCGGAAGGACCACCATCGACAGCAAACGCCTGAAGGCAGAGATGCCCGACGTGTTTGCAAAGTACAGCAAGAAGTCAGCGGATTCCAGGCGCTTCATCGCCTGAGGAAGAAAGGAAGAGGAACGATGGCAGCAGGAACAGTGAAAAGCGGAGCCATTGCCAGGGCGCAGGCCAGCAGGGCCGTGGCAAAGACAGGCGCACAGAGCATCAAGCAGCTGATTCTCCAGATGAAGCCGCAGATTGAGAAAGCACTTCCGACGGTGCTCACCGGGGAGCGCTTCACCCGCATGGTGCTGACCGCCATGAGTACCACACCCCAGCTCGCGGAATGCACCCCGCAGAGCTTCCTCGGAGCCATGATGCAGGCGGCTCAGTTGGGTGTCGAGCCCAATACCCCCTTGGGTCAGGCATATCTGATTCCGTATCGGAACCATGGACAGCTGGAATGCCAGTTCCAGCTTGGGTACAAAGGTCTCATTGACCTCGCCTACCGGAGCGGGGAAATCATCAGCATTTCGGCGCATGAGGTCTACGAGAACGACGAGTTCGAGTATGAGCTGGGGTTGGAGGAGAAGCTGAGACATAAGCCCGCACTGAAGGATCGGGGCGAAGTGATTCTCTACTATGCCGTCTTCCGCACCAAGAGCGGCGGATCCGGCTTCGCGGTGATGAGCGTGGAAGACGTCAAGAAGCACATGAACCAGTACAGCAAGGCCGCCAAGGGTGGTTTCTCCCCTTGGAGCACCAACTTCGATGCCATGGCCAAGAAGACGGTCATCAAGCAGGTCTTGAAATATGCTCCCATCAAGACGGAGTTCGTCCGGGCTGTGGCCGCCGATGGCACCATCAAGACCGGCATCGCACAGGACATGGTGGAGGAGCCGGATGAGACCGTCATCACCGTGGACGCGGATCCAGCCAGTCAGGAAGCCGACCAGGAGGAAGTCCCCGCGAACGTGGACAAGGAGACAGGGGAGATTCTTGGGGAACAAACGAAGCTGTGACGTAGTTGTGGATAATATGTGGATAATATGTGTATAATATGTGGATAAAAGGAGCACAGGGATGAGGTAAAGGAACATGGGAAGACCACTCAAGCAAGGGCTGGACTATTTCAGCGTTGATGTGGACTTCTTCCAGAGTGCAAAAGTAAGACGCATAATAAAGGCATGCGGAGCTAAATCGGTGTCTGTTCTAATCTGCCTGCTCGCGAATGTATACCGTAAGGACGGGTATTTCATGAAGTGGGATGGAGATATGGGGTGTCTAATCGCGGAGGAAACGGGGTTGGATATAGGGACTAGCCGGACCGAACTCATGGTAACAGACGTGCTGTCAAAGGCGCTTTCAGTCGGTTTCTTCGATGCCGGAATATTTAACGAGTACGGAGTGCTGACTTCCGAAGGGATTCAGGAAAGATATTTTTCCGCCATCGAGCGGAGAAAAAAGATTGAGATCATCAAAGAATATTTTCTCCTGGATCCCTCGGAGGTTTCAAAAAATGCAGTCTGGAAGAGCGCTACCACTATGCCCAAAAATCGGTTTTTTGCTGAAAAAACAGTAAATGTTGACAAAAACCAAGTAAATGTCAGCAAAAACCCAGTAAATGTTGACATAAATCCACAAAGTAAAGGAAAGGAAAGTAAAGGAAAGGAAAGGGAAAGGAAAGTAGAGGAAGTAAATGTCAGCAAAAACTCAGTAAATGTTGACATAAATCCACAAAGCAGAGAAATCCCTGCGACGACGCTTCCTGCTTCTGTCCTGATGTCTTACCAGGAAAACATCCGTCTGATTTGCAATAGCATCGAACAGGAGAAGCTGGCGGACGATGTAGCCAGATTCGGGGAGGAAACTGTCATCAAAGCCATTGAGCGTGCCGTCATCCGTGGGAAACGGAACATCGGATATGTGGAGGGCATTCTGAGGCGATGGGAAACCGACGGCTACGATGAAGAGGTGCAGTGCAAGTCCCCGGGAAAGGAAAATCCACAACTGGCGATGGCGCAGAGAGCCATCCAACTTTTGAGAGGTGAATCGAATGGACAGGGAGCATGAAGCAGATATCATCCAGACACTTACGCCCTATCTTCTGGCATTTCCACAGAGCAAGATGACTACCGAGGGACTGCTGGTCTACGCCAGAGCGCTCTCCGGCCTCAGCATAGCAGAGATCAACGCTGCCATGCTGAAGCTCATGCGGACATGCAAGTTTTTCCCCACGGTGGCGGAGATCTTCGAGCAGGCTGCCGTGATGAAGGAATTTGCATGCGGCAGTGGGTTGCCTACGCCGGAGGAAGCCTGGGCAGAAGCCCAGAAGAATGTGAGAACCAAGCACCTCTATGGCGGTGAATGGGAGTACAGTTGCCCGGAAGTAAAAAGGGCAGTAGATTCCTTCGGCAAGGTGGAGCTGTGCAGCCTCGATGTGGACGAGGTGAACACGGCCAGGGCGCAGTTCATGCGTATCTACAAATCCATTGTGGAGCAGGCAAGGGACAGAAAGTCCAATGCCGAGGTGATGAATCTTCTGCCGCAAGGGCATGTGCAAGAACTCATTGGCACGGTAGCCAAGAAACTTTCGATGGGGGTATGAAGAATGGGGAAGGCAAGCCGCGAAAAAGGCGCCAGAGGAGAACGGCAGTGGCGGGATGTATGCCGGGAGCATGGGTATGATGCAAAAAGAGGGTGCCAGCTCTATCAAAAAGGGAGCGAGATTGCCGATGTGATCGGCCTTCCCGGGATCCATTGCGAGGTGAAAAATGTGGAGAGGCTGAACCTCCGCGATGCCATGAACCAGTCGGTGAGAGATGCAGAAAGCGCCGGAAAAGGGGAACTCCCGATTGTCGCGCACAAGAAAAGCCGCTTGCCATTCCTCGTTACGATGCTTGCGGATGATTGGTTTCAGTTGTATCGGGAATGGGAGGCAGGCAGGGGGGAATGAGCATGAAACTTAGAATGAACAAAAATGATCCAGAAGCCCACAGTGGCATTCTTCCGATTCCCTGCACTAATGTCAAAGAGAAGTCGATTAAGGACTGGTTCCAGAAAATCAATGAGGAACTGGATGAGTTCAAGGGGGCTGTCCTTGCATGCGCAACGTATGAAATGGCTGAACAACCAGTTGATATACTGGAGTTTGACGAATGCGAAGATGTTGTCGCAGAAGAAGCCGCAGACACCATCACGGCCATCACATCCATGCTGGAAACTATGGGAATCGATGAGCGGGCAAGACAGGAGGCTCAGGAGCGGGTGAACGAGAAGAATGGGGAAAAGTGACGGGATGAATATTTGCCCATCTTCGATGGAAAAACCAGAGGTGAAGCACATGATTGGATAGAAAGCAACTGGAAGTTAGCCCATGAGTCTATATGGGCTATAGAACATGGTTATTAAAGGAGGGCTGACGATGACAGAGAATAAAATGGATGATATAAGTCGGATTAAAGATATAACGCTAAAGATTGCTTTCCACGAAAACAGAATTGCAATGCACAAGTCGGCCATTGAAAGGTTAAGAAAGGAAAAATCTATTTTGATGATGAATGGGGAGTGGATCAAGAATGGCAGAAAACAAAATGGAGCAGGTAGCCCAAATGTTCGGTAAGGAGCTGGGCGAGGAATTTATCATAAAAAGAAGTTTCGGATTTGATTTTGAGGGACACTTTTCTGAAAAAGGATTTGAATATTGGGGCGAAGATATTAATGGGAAATGTTGGTATAGTGATAACGGTGGACTGATTCTGGATTTACTCACTGGTAGGGCTGAGATTGTGGAGGACAAGGACGATGAAAGAGAATAAGTTGAAACCGTGTCCGTTTTGCGGTGGGGAGATGAAAATCGACTATCAGACTGACCAGGACTACGATCGTGGCTATTACGCTGTGTGCGATAACTGCGATATGTATTTTGGATTAGACAGCGAAGCAGTTGACATGGGATATTGCTGGGGGAAATATGGGGATGAAGATGCTGTGATTGAAGCATGGAACAGGAGGGTAGAAAATGAAAGAGGTTAAGTTAAAGCCGTGTCCGTTCTGTGGTAGCAAATTTGCCCCTGATTTTGAAGAGGACGCTTATCACAATTTTAGAGTGTTATGTAGAGGTTGTGGGGCGAGTACCGCGTTGAATGCTAGGCTGATTGATGCTGTCAAAGCATGGAACAGGAGGGAGCCGAATGACGAACTTGGACAGAATCCGGCAGATGTCGGATGAGGAACTGTATGACGCTGTTTTGTACATGATAGATTGCGCACAGTGCGATTTTTGGCGCAAATGCGATGATTTGACAAAGGACAGGAGCAGGAGGCGCCACGTATGCAGAACAATTTGGCTGGATTGGTTGAGCAAGGAGGAAGTGGAATGACAATCTGGGAGAAACTGCACATCCGGATTCTCTCCCGCTGGAGCCGCGGGGAGATTCCGAAAGAGCGCGGGAGAAAACTGCTGCGGTACGTGAAGCGGAGGATGAGATGATGGCAAGAAATGAATTGAAGCCCGCCATTGTGGAGGTAGAGAAAAATGATAAAGAAACTGTGGATTGTTCAATGCGATTTTTGCGGAAAAATAGAAAATGCAAAAATGGTGTATGATTCACGAAATGACGATTATCCCACGTTGCCTGCCGGATGGAGCACAGGGCAGAACAAAGATTTTCATTTGTGTCCGGAGTGCTCAGGTAGGTTGAACGAGGAGGTTTCGGGAGAATGGCAAGAAACAAAATAACCTTCGAGGCAGAGTATGACGATGTGGGAAGAGCTACCTACAAATTCACCGGAAGCCAGAGACAGCCAACCATCAACGAGATCCAGGATTGGATAGATTCGAACGACCCAAGCGAAATCAATGACTATTTCATGGTGTGCGCGGTCAAATGCAAGGACTTGGAAAGCGGATACCAAGGCTATGGGGAGCCGGAAGAATGCAAGACAGTGGAATTCTGGGGATATGACGGAGGAAGTGGCGACGGCTCCTGTCCCATCTGCGGGAAAGAGCGGGACTTGAGCGGGGATACGTGTCCTGTATGCTTGAGGAAATGGGAGTGACAACGTGGATGCAGAAATGGAGCATGCGATGATGCACGGCCTCATGCTGGCCGCGAGGATGTGCAGGGAAAACGGAGACGGGTGCAGGAGCT